GCTGTTCAATCGTAAGCTATATCGAGAGTTCCAAGCACTGGGCTACAAGACAGCCCGTCCGCGTAACCCGGACCTGCCCATATTTCATGGCGACGAGCTGGCGCGCGAGAGTGTGCCGAGCGGCTCGTACCTAGACCCGGATACGGGTAAGATGATACGCATGTCCAGTCGGGAAGTAGACGACCTGTACAATAGCGGCGGCAAGGTGATGAAGCTCGACATGAGCGTGGACGCAGCGAAGGAGGCCAATAATAAGGCCGACCTGATTGTCCTGCGACCCGGCACATACGATATTGATGAGCTAAGCACTACTCCGCTAGTGTACCACCCCGGCTATAGCTTCAGGTTCTATGATGACCCGTACTTCATAGTCAAAGAGACTACTGGTGTCGCCTTCAACGGCGCAGTGCGGTCAGGCAAAGCCAGCATAGTAGAGCAGGCGATCAAGACGGCGGGCACAAGCGCCGAGGCAGAGCGCTTTGTACGTAGAGCAAGCACACGCAACACCGCACGCGGGGTTGATAACGTGAACTTCAAGATCGTACGGGCCAACAACCTGTCCAATACAGAGTCTACGCTGTTTCAGAAGGAGGCCATGCACCGAGAGGGGCGCCTATTCTGGGATAGCAGGAACTTCGACCGGCTGCCCGACGTAAACGGGAACCGGGCGACCCTAGAGGACCCTGTCAAGTCCCTAGAGCGGGGCATAGCCATCGCAGCACGTACCTTAACGCACGAGGACCCGCTCCGGAGCCTGAAGAATGCTTGGAAAAACGAATTTGGCGATCTCGTGTCTCCTGAACTGGTAGATAGACTGGATTTGAAGGAATTATCCAATCGGTTAGGCCAATTAAGGAAAGAAGTCACCGATCCAAAGGTTCGGAAGCGTGTAAAACAGTCAAAAGAGATGATTGATTACCTTCGTTTGATCGAAGGGACTGAATCTGCCCTTGTCCCGTGGATGAGAGAGCAGGCTTTGAATCTAGCAGCGTGGGTAGGGCGCACTACAGGCGCCAACACCCGAGCAGCAGAGAAATACTTCCAGACCATGGACCCCTTCCGCACTATGCGGTCGGTAGCGTTTAACGCCTTCATGGTCTTTCGTCCAGTGCGCCAAGCACTGCTCCAGAGTGGCCAGATTGGATTTCTAGCGGCTCTGGAACCTCGATATGTAGCCAGTGTGCAGTTCTTTAAGGACGCCTACATGCTACGGCGCGGCATAACCAAGCTACGCAGGTCTGGGTTCGATGACGGCTACTCGGTATCTAGGGCGGCCAAGGCCATGGGCCTCAGCTCGAAAGAATACCGAAAGCTGATCAAAGAATTCGACCGCAGTGGACTAGTCGATCTTGTCGATGTCCATTCGTTCGCGGGTGGCGCACGCCAGTCCAAGAAACTGGCACTCCCTACCGGCAACACGCGGCTAGGGACCATAGGCTACCGGGCTAAGCAGCTTCCCACCGCTATACGCGAAACCATGCAGAGAGTGGGGTTCAACTTCGGGGAGCGTAACAACTTGACGTTCACCTACAACCTAGCTCTGAAGCGTGCTATGAAGCGAAAGGAATACAAATCGCTACTGGAGATGAACGCTAAGGACTGGGACGATCTTCGTTTAGAAGCGTCCAACATGTCACTGGGTATGATCCGACCCAACAACTTCGGCTACCAGACGGGAGCCGTGGGTGTAGCGACGCAGTTCTTTAGCTTCACACATAAGGCAGCCCTTGCGCTGCTGGGCAAGAACCCAGCGATCAAGGGCACAGACACCTTAAAGATTCTGTTCGGCACGTACATGCTGTACGGGGCCAACATGTTCGGAGCACGAGACTTTATCTCAGAGCAACTGACAGCCATAGGCGTCAGAGATGCAGAGATACCGGGCATCGAGGGAGCTACCCTCGTCGATCTGTTGAGCGCAGGTCTCATTGAGACCATGTTCAATTCTATAGGCGACATGACTACCGAAGATTGGAAGGACATAGACCTAGGGTTCCTCGCTCCGGGTGTTGACTTCAACCGTATCTGGGAGCTACAGCTCCAAGGTCTGTTGAACCAGCCGACACAGGCCGTCTTTGGCGCCTTCGGTAACATCTTCAGCAAGACTCTGATGTCGTACCACTGGATCACCGAGATTCATAAGGGCGATCCGGATACACCTCCGGGTGATAAGTTCCTCCAGAGTGCTACGGTGATCTTATCGGGCGTATTTCCGGGGTACAACGACGCTGTCCTAGCGTACCTAGGCTACCAGCACAACCGCTGGTACAGTAACTCGCTTGAGGCTATGCCTCTGCGCCCGACCATGAACGCGCTACTGGCCCGAGGCTTATTCGGTGCTAGGACCCGCGAAGAGCTGGGCTACTACAGACTACAGAACAAGGTTTGGGAGAACAAAGAGAACGTCGCTAATATCAAGCGCCAGAACCAACTGTATCTCACCAAGCAGATTAACCTATTCAGAGGCGGGGAGCTTAACGAAGAAGAGTTCGGACGTAACATCAAGTTCATTACGAACTGGATGGAGGAGTTTCCGGAAGGAGCACGCCTCGATATTATCCGAGGCTCCGTATTAGAGCAGCTCGATCAGGACAATCCAACGATTGAGAAGCAGCTAATGGAGGCGATGAGCGATACCGAGTTCGATCCGCGAGAGCTGATCGGAATGATAGACCGCTTCACTGATATCCCAGAAGAAAAGCGCACGCAGCTTAAGCAGCTTGCAGAAGAAGTATGGCAGGGACGAATAAATGTCGAAGCTGAGGGGATTGAAAAAATCCAACAGCAAATTGAGGACCAGTAATGGCAGAACTAGGCAGTATTGAATTTAGACAGACGGGAAATCTTGAAGCTCAAGCAATAGAGGAGTCGAGTCAGGATATCCTGCGCGCCGTCGAGCAGCTTGCGCTGATCAGAAAGACGAAGAAGCAGGAAGACGTCCTCGGTGGATTCCGACAAGACCTAAACGTAGCAACAGATCAGGTAAAATCGCAGCAAACTACTTCACCCGCACTAACAGGTAGTCCTGAGTTTGATAGGCTCCAGAAGCTCAAGTTCGACGCTGCCCAAGGTAACCGTAGCATACAGGGGCGGGCCTCCTTAGAGGGCCGGACGCTCTTAGCTAACGCTATTACTGCAAACCCCCGGATGCGGTCGGCCCTTAGCGCTGAGTTCAGCATGTTCCAGCGGGGTGACCCCGAGTTCTTTGAGCTGGGATTGCAGGATACTACACGCACAGCTACATCTGCCTTTGCACTAGCCGAGATCAATGATATCAAAGACCAAGCGTACGGCGACGGCGTCGGGCAGTTTGGTATGGACCCCTTAACCAAACCCTTCGGCAGCAAGGAGTTTACTGAGTCGTACCTGTTCTTCCAAGAGCAGGAAGGTAGGCGCAACAACGCTACCCGCTTGCTCGCAGCTCAGTCGGCTGAAGAAGCCGTGAACGTAAAGGGTGAACTCTCTAAGTGGCAGACAGCCTTGTTTAACGACGCTGGAATCGTCGAAGCAGAGATGGATAAGACCCGCGCGGCCACCAGAGAGATTTCGGAAGCCTTATTGAATCCGAATGAGCCTCTGAATAGACAGAAGATTACCGAGTGGAACGACTTTAAGGCCCAGAACCACGTACTCGCAGTTGAGACTCAAATTGCTCAGCTAGAGGCGGGCGTCAATCGAATTGATTTGAAATGGGCAGGTACTCCTGAGTATGACAACATAGTTAATCTCAAGAACCGGATGGTCCAAGAACTCCGAGTGCTAAATTCAGCTATCGTTGGCGATAGCCCTGACATTATCCAAGTCCATGAGACTATGGTGGCTGAGCGGAACATCCGCTTTGAGTTTGAGAATCCCGAGATCGTCGAGGTGGGTATGTGGTCAGATCGCGTAGGCGATCTCATTGACAACATCAAGACCCTAACAGGTAGCGAGAAGCTTGCCTTTAACGACTTCAGTATCATTATTCAAAATACCCTACCCAATATGCTAGCTAAAATGCGAGGCATCACCGGCAAGAATCAGCTTACGTCTGGCCTAGATGTGGAAACACTGGATCAGCAACTCGCTGAGATTAGGCGCGGGAATCCAAGCAAAGTACTGAACAATAACGGTTTGACTGGCCGCGAAGCGGACCAGACTGGCGCGATTCAGAACATTGATCAGCTTAGGAACTTCCGTGAGCAGTGGATTGAGACTGGCGTACCCTTAGTACCCGAAACGGGTTTCGAGGTGGTCGGCGGGGAGACCCAGTATATGAACTACCTGCTCGAAGCAGGCGAGGTCCCCCAAGATGCCGCGAATCATGTAGTAGACATGATTGCAAGCAAAGATATCATACCTTTTATCGACTCAGCCCGCGAAAGTGCCAACCCAAACGTGGCTGTACTGTGGGGCGACGCAGGAGAGAACCTATTCGACCGTAGTGGCGGCCCGCAAGGGGCACGTAGTCGCACACAAGGCTACAATCGCTTGCTAAATGCCGAGCTAATCCCCGGTTTATCGTGTGCTGCGTGTATCAACATCGACTTTAGTGACGTAGAAGACGGGACCGTGCGCTTCACCGCGAATACCACGGAGGTATCGCGTCTTGCGAAAGCTGCATCTGAAGCTGCGCTCGCAGGGCGGGGCTTTACGGGCCAAAGAGCACGGACACAGGGTCAGTCACGCATACGACGTGACCAGAACAACGCCATAGCAGAGGCACGTCGAGTTGCCCAGCAACTCACGAACATTATCAGTCGGGACCTACAGGCAGGTGCTCATATTGAGTACGCTCAGAACGAGCTGCCCGAGCCTGACTATTTGACGATGTGGACGGCTGGCCAGAATTCATTCGAAGTAGTGTTTGGACCAGTGGAGCCTGAAGTCGATGGCGAAGGCTAAGGTAGTACGGACAATTGCAGAGAATCTAGGTCTCGCGCGTAAGGTAGACACCGGAGCAGAGGCAGCGGCTAGTGCCGCTGACGTAGCCCGGTTCGACCCTAATGCACCGGGCAGTTCCATCACGTTCCTAGATGAGTTCGAAGAGACTGCCGCTGAGATAGACCGGGCGGTCACGCCCCAGACCATAGTGCAGCAGGTAGAGCAGGCTCAGCTAGAGGAAATTGAGAACGCCCGAATAGCGGGTGTTACTGACCCCGGAGTTGAGCGCAGGCTGGACCATCAGACTATAGACGCCAGTGAATTTACTACGCGGCTGAATGATCAGCTCTCCGACCCTGAATTTGCCGCTAGGTCCATCATGAATCTGACAGAGACCGATGAATTGGGTAACCTACGCACCATGCTCGACGCAGGCTCTGCGTCAGGGCAAGAAAGACAGTTCGTAGAGACCGTAGATGCAGTCAGGTCATCTCAGAAACGCCATCAAACGATGGTCGAGGGCATTTTCAAACCCCTGAATAAGAGTCCTCGCTGGAAAATAGCAGTAGAGCAGTGGATAGGAGACAGCCCGTACGCTAACGACCTACAGTTTCACGTAGATCGCCATACCGACCCGACTCGGGCGAATAGCTTCATTCAATTCGAAGAGCCGAGGGAATTTGGCATTCATTCAGGCACAAATGAGGCAGCCGAAACGACTATAGATCGCCTCGGTGTCGAAAATGTGATGCGAAACCAGCAACAGCAAACACAGGCTATTGAACAGATCGCAAATATCATTGGCCGACCCGTTAAGGATATCGAGAGAGCATTTGGCAGAGCGGCTGATGACCATTTCCGCCAAGTCTTCACTAAGCAAGCAGGCGTGGATGTGTGGCAGGAGGTAGATGAAATACTAGACACCTTTGCAGACACTTTCAATCCGGGGCTGAACGAACCGGCCCAGTTTAAGGCAGGAATCAAGTCCATGCCCAGACCGAACACTACGCCGTTCCTCTTTAGAGGAAAGAACGGGCTGCTACTAGAGGATACCGGGGGTTTCAAAACTGGGAATGTCGCCAAGCAACTGGAGACTATTTTCCCCGGTGAAGAGAACCTACTTGCCATAGATGTGGCACTGGGAGCCTCGGGTGAGGCGGCCCAGCAGAAAGCACTACAAAAATTCATCGAGTCTAAGGGATTCGATCACGTAATATATCACAACTCAGTAGAGGACAAGGGTTCTCTGTCAATAATCAATTGGAATCCTGATCTTATGGCGTCGCCGTGGGATGCACAGTTCACACGTAACGCAGGGGAGCAGGCGAAAGCCGCGACATCCTTCGTGATGGCGGCAATGGGATTCGGAGGCGCAAGTGCCACAGTTCGGGACGAGCAGTAAGCAAGCGAGGAATTCATGCAATGACTCCCTCCAACGCATCCTCAACGAAGCTATCAAGCACGTTGACTTCTCGATTATCTGGGGGCACAGGGATATGGAGGAGCAGAACACCGCGTTTAACGATGGAAACTCCCGCAATCGCTGGCCTACTTCTAAGCACAATGCGTACCCCTCTAACGCTTTCGATATCGTGCCGTATCCGGCAGGATACGACGCTAGCTACGAAGAATTCTTTGAGCTGGCAACATACATTCTCGCAGCCGCGTCTGCAAGGGGAATAGCAATCAAGTGGGGCGGCCACTGGAAAAACTACACTGGGAAAGGTCTTAATGACCGTGACTGGGCACACTTTGAGAAAATAATGTAATGGCAAAACTAATACTAGATGACATCACCTCAGCACCGGGCTTTGACGTAACAGTCAACTCTAATAGTGCGCTTATCGAAGCGGCGATTGAGAACACCCTCTCTAGGGACGGCACACAGCCGAACCAGATGGAGGCTCAGTTCGACATGAACAGTTTCCGCATCAATAACCTCGCAGACGGTATAGATCAACAGGACGCGGTCACTATAGCGCAGCTTATCCAAGCCTCTATAGCAGGGCCGGTGTCCATCGACGCCTTAATCGACGTGGACCTCACCGGCATACAGCTAGATGACATCCTACAGTGGGATGGCATACAGTTCCTCCCAGTAGCACTCGTTCTCCCAATTCAGGCGACCGAGATAACGCTCGGCATCGCAGAGATAGCGACGCAAGTAGAGACTGATGCGGGGAGCGACGACCTCCGGTTCGTTACGCCACTCAAGCTGGCCAATCTACCACAGATACAGCAGGCAACGCAGACGTCACTAGGTATAGCCGAGATTGCTAGCCAGCCGGAAACAAACACAGGGACGGACAACGACCGAATCATTACGCCCTTGCGATTGGCAGGGCGAACAGCGACCGAGGGTAGAACGGGCGTCATCGAGCTAGCTACTCAGACCGAGGTTAATGATGGCGTAGACGCAGTCCGCGCGGTAACCCCAGCGACCTTGGCGACTGTAGTAGGCGTAGCTGGAACCTTTAGTGGCTGTGTCCTAACACGGGCCACAGACCACACATCGGGCCACACAACGGTAGACTTGTCATGGGATGGAACTGGCGGGATCAATCCGGGTGAGCTACCCATTCCGTTTACATCCGAAACCATTGATACAGGAGCCGCAGATTTTGGAACGCAGTTCCATAGCAACTCAGTCAACATCAGCCGCATTACGATTCCAGCAGGAGTGTCGATAGTACGACTTACTGGCCAAATACAATGGGACCTATTCCATCAGAACGGTTCCGGTGCATGGTTCATGCGGATAATCAAGAATGGACTGCACTTTGGGACTGTTGACCCCGGTATGGGTGACTACTTCCCTATGGTCCACGGCCTATTCTTTGGTGGATTTGCAGATGCCAATGGCGACGGGCGTATGGCCCATGTGGTCACAACTGTGCCCATTAACGTATCTCAGGGCGACTACTTTGAATTGACCACGATGTCACAGGGTTCAGACTTTGGCGATCTCCGGATTACCGGCGGAACATCGGCCTTCTCGTGCGAGGTTCTAGGGTAATGAACAAGCAGGCATCATACATTAGTGTAGCCACCGCCATATCACTAGCGACTATCGCAGTGGGCGGGGGAATCTTCGTAGGCGCACTAGCGTCAGACGTAGAGACACTAGAGCAGGCACAACAGACAGCAAAGGAGGACCATGATCGGTTGATCACGGTCGAGAATGAGGTCAAGCATGTGAAAGAAGACATGACGACCGTTAAGGCCGACGTGAAGTTGATCCTTCAGGCCGTACAACGAATAGAAACAGGACGAGAGGACTAATGGCTAAACTAACACTAGCGGATATTGGGGCAGGCTTTGGGTTAATCACCACGTACAATGCCAACAACGCCCTCATCGAAGCCGCAATAGAGAATACACTATCGAGAGATGGGACTACTCCTAACCAGATGGAAGCCGACTTCGATATGAACTCGAATCGCGTTATCAATCTGGAAGACGGGATAGACCCACAAGATGCGGTCACTGTATTCCAGCTTGAACAGGCGGCGTTTGGCGGACTTGCATTCCCACTACGCGGGCCTGATGGCTCGGCTGTCGCACCTACTTACAGCTTCCTCAACGACACTGGCGCAGGAATGTTCCTTAACGCGGTCGGTGAGGTAGGGTTTGCAGCAAACGGAGTCGAAATCGCTAGGGCGATTGAAGGTACAACTAATCAGTTCGCAGTTTCTCCGGGGTCAGGGTCACTACCCGGACTTACCTCCCTCAACGACCTTGATACAGGCTTCGTATGGAACGGGTCCAATCAGGTTGTCTGGATGGGTGGAGGAAGTGAGGCGTGGAACTTCAGTACCGGGAGATTCTTCTCGGAGTTTAGTGGAGGCCCGTCACTTGAGAACACAACAGCACAGGACGATGTTCCTACCGTTCTGCCTAATCAGGGAGATTCCAACACTGGTCTAGGTAGTGGTGGTAATGACGAATTCTCGGGAATCGCAGGCGGCGTGGAAATTTGGCGAGCCGTAGAAGATGGAGGTGATGATCAGTTCATCGTCATGCCGGGAGTGATATCTCTCTCCCAGACGAAACCAGCACTAGCGTTTGACGACGGTAATACGGGCTTCTTTCAAGCACAAGCTAACAGTATAGACGTCACGCTTGGTAGCTCCCCTCAATTCAGCTTCTTCGGAGGCCAGTTTAAGACATGGATTGGTGGTGGTGGCGGCATAGTCAACGTCCAAACACTGTTTAATATACCTTCGCTTGTCGTCAATAACGTAGACACCGATAATGGCCTTGGCTATGATATAGGCTTTGTCGATAACATGACGCTTATCGCAGGTGGTGTTGCAGGCGTACGTATCAGGGAACTAGCCAGCCACATCATACAGACGAACGAGAACCACACTGGACTTACTGCTGATCCCTCGCAGACACAGGCATTAGGTCTCGCATTACTCAGTTCGTACAATGAAATCGCAACAGTAGCGATAGCAGGAGATTCAGTCACTGCCGCCCCGGTTAAAGCCGGTGATCGACTCGTTGTCATCAACAACGGAGTCAACGATCTTCAGCTATTCCCCGCAGTCGGTGATGACATCGGGGCAGGCGTTGACACAGCCATAACCATTACAGCGGGAGAGGTTGGCATCTTCCTAGGTCGTGATACTACGTCTTGGGACACGCTTTATAACGATGCTCCGGGCGGTGGAGTTACGGTAGGCACTGGGGCAGACAATCAGGTCGCGGTATTCACCGGACCTAGTGGAATAGAAGGCAACGATAACTTCCTCTGGGATGGTGCGGTCTTATCCACATTTGATCCCGGTACAACGGATGGTTTGTCGCAAGGACATGATGGCCTAAAGTACAACTTCTCCTTCAACAACTCCAACTCGGTAGACTTTACTGGCTCAACCAGTAGCTACCAGTTTGATAGAGGTATAGCAGTTATACCCTCAGTAGGCGGCCAGTTTGTTAGCGTATTCGATCCGACCGTAGGTGGTGGAGTAGCTACATCTCTGCTAGCCACTGGTCTGACTCAGGCGGGAGCGGGTGTAGGTACATTTGCTCTCCAAGGCATGTCCGAAGTCGCTGTGCTTGTCGGCACAAGCTTCAGGCTTAACGACTACACGTTCCCTACTGGTGACGGTGGTGCGGATCAGGTAATAGCGACCGATGGAGCTGGTGCTCTATCATTCGTAAACCCAGTTGTTGGTGGCGGCCTACTCAGTGGCCAATACAGATTCAGTACCTCCACTGTAGCCTCAGACCCCGGTTCGGGGCTGTTCCGCTACAATAGCGCTACTCCAGCGTCAGTCACAGAAGTGTTTATTGATGATGTCACATCGAATGGTGTCGATATCTCCAATATCTTGGGCATTATCACCACAGGTGATAGGCTCTATATTCAAAGCGAAGCTGATAGTGCTGCGTTCATTGTCTTTAACGTCACAGCTCCTGCAACAGATAATACGGGCTGGTTTACTCTTACGGGTACGGTAGAGGCAAGTGGCACACTACACGGTTCTAACGTCCGGACGCTATTCGTTCTACAGATTGGCGGGTCCGCAGCAGGGCTTGCGAATGTCGTTGATGACCTAACACCCCAGCTAGGCGGTGATCTGGATAGCAACGGCTCCGACATTGACATGCTCGACAACGATGCTGTCACCTTCGGCTCAAGTCGTGATGTAGCAATCTCGTACAATACTCAGAACATGATTCTGAACTCCGTCGTTGGTAATACAGCGTGGCACTTCTCCGAATCAAGCGTTTCTAAGTTCATCATTGATCTAAATACCAATGAAATTGGTGTGCGGGATGGATTGAGGTTAACTGTATACGACAGTACCGATGCTAATAGAATAAGGCAGTTCCATGATGCGACGGACTATAACTTTGAGAGTCTGGGAGCCACTACGGATGTCAACTTTACGGGACTCAGTGGACGTATCAAGCAGGGCGCAGAAACCTTAGCGTTCCTTTCCGAGATACCCGCTGCGGGCCTTGCTAACATAGTCGAGGACGTGACACCACAGCTTGGTGCTACTCTTGATACTAATGGGTTCAACATTGAGAACCTAGATACTAGCACACTAGACCTCAGCGTTATCGCTGGGACGGACGGAAGTGGTAACGGCGGTACTCTCACGATAAGAGCAGGCGCTAGTGGCGGCAGCTCTACCAAGGGTGGTAGTGTTGTCATCGAAGCCACTAATGGAGCAGGCGGTGGTGCAGAGGGTGGTGACATTACGCTCACTTGCGGTAACGCTAATGGTTCAGGCGATGATGGCGGTGACTTCTTAGCCCTAGCAGGCGACGGCACTGGAGGCAGTGGCGATGGTGGTACTGCTACCGTGCAAGCAGGCAGCGCAAATGGAGCCGGTGACGGTGGTATAGCGTCGCTGATCGGCGGTGAAGGTAACAATGGTGCTGGCGTTGGCGGACTAGCTAGGGTAATTGGCGGCCTCGGCGGTGCTAATGGCGGCGATGGAGGCGGTGTAGAAATCACTGGCGGTGCTGGTGTTACTGCTGCTTCTGATGGTGCTGGTGGTGATGTCACAATCACAGGTGGCGCAGGAACAGTCGCGGAACCTGACGGGAATGTCATACTGGCAGTAGTTGGAGCCACGAATATTCTATTCGATCACACTACGGGCCGTTTGGAACAAGGTGCTGAGACCTTCGCATATCAGTCGGACATACCGGCTGCACCTGTAGTGATAGTTAACGACGTCGCACAAGCGCGGCGCACTACGGACCTAGAGTTGACAACTGCCTTCGTGGATGTTACACTAGACACCACGGATGTAGAGACAGACGACGCTGTAGTAAACCACGATCTTGCCACTAATACGGATAACATCATAGTAGGTGTGACTGGTACGTACAAGATTACCTACGGTGTGGACATTGAGACAGACACGGTGAACGAGAGCACCATAACCGCCGAGGCAAGGGTGAGGATAAATGACAGTGGTGTAGGAATCCCCGGCTCGGACGCACTATGTGGTGTGTTCAGTGATGGGTCCATTCCGGGCGACTTCATGCAGAATCACTTGAGCCAGACGTTCTATGTGAACCTGACCGCAAGTGACTTCGTCACCTTGCAGCTAGAGAAGGTAGAGATATCTGGCAGCGACGATTACTTCGCAACCAGAACGCTATTCACCGTCGAGAGGGTACAGTAATGGCAAAGGTAGTAGTAACAGGCTCACAGGATTGGGTCAAGATAACAGAAATGTGTGGCGGGGATCGCAAGCTCATCATGTACGACCCGACTACCTCGGAACTAGAGGTTCCGGACGTAACTCAGGAAGCACTGGACACAGCACTGGCCGACTACATCGTCAACCAAGACGACATAGACGCAGCTAAGGCTGACGCCCAAGGCACAGCCCATAAGGACGCAGAAAAGATCAGGCTCAGTGAGCCTGCTTTCAATGCGTTAATAGAGGGGATAGTAAGTGAGATTAACCTACTCCGGACGGAGCATGGTTTTACGCCACGGACAGTGGCACAAGTGAAGACCTTCATTGAAGGTAAAATCGACGCGGGATAACCGCAGGAGCCATAACATGGCAGCACGAAAGAAAGGCCGACAAGCTAAGAAAGTAACTGACATCAACAGCGCTACCCATATAGCATTGCCGCAAGTGGTATTCAATGAGTTGAGTTCACTCATCGGCGGGCAGATCAAATGGGGAGTAGCTGATCCAGTTATGAGTCGGGTCAAACAGAGCGCAGTACTCGTCGAGTTACTCGCAGAGGAAGTCCCAAGTGCCGAAGCTGAAGTTAAAGAAGCTGAAGCCAAAGGCTAAGCCTTGGTATAAGTCCAAGACCGTGTGGGCTAACGTCGCCACAATAGTGGCGGCGATGCTCACCGGCCTTGAACAATTACTGCCCGTCCTGACGCCCGTCATTAGTGCGAGCGTCATGCCGTGGGTATTGGTTGGGGTAGGTGTCCTGAATATAGGACTGAGAATGGTTACTACGGAGGGAATCGAAGGTGTTGCTGGGACTACAGGCTAAGCTAGCGGCGGTGGGAACCGCCATCGTAGCGATTGCTGCCTTGCTCCTGAGATTGAAGTATCTCAAGAACAAGACAGAAAGACTAGAGAGAGTATCGGATACGTTGAAAGCTCGGCATCAAGCCGAGCAAACGAAAAAGAAACTGATCAAGAAAGAAAGAGAGAGACTTGTCAGCCGGTCGGCGGACATCGCTCGGGAGATCGAGAAACCAGATTCCGACTTCAGCGGCATAGACAGCCTCGGGGAAAAGACAGATGACTTTTAAGAGGATACTATTTTTACCATTGCTTCTGGTCGTAGCAGCCTGTAGCCATACGATACCTTTAGAATGTCCGATGGAGGTTCCTCTTCGGGACTTTGTTCTTCAACCTGTTTCCGTATCCGAACAGTTAGCGATAAAGCGGATCGACGGTGGGAATCTCCTTGGAAAAATCGCTTCCAATGATGTGAATTTGAAATCCCATGTACGTGTTTTGGAAGGCGTGATTCGTGCCCATGACGAATCCTTAGAGAGCTGTGACTAATGGCCTCGTGAGCTACATCAACTAGATCATCTAGTATAATCATATCAGCCTGACGCCCCTTGATTGGGGCGTTTTTGTGTCCGGCTAGCCACTTCGCTCCGTACTTAGCAACCTGTTCCTTGAAGGCCGCGTCATTCCAGACAGGGCTGTGTTTTGGAACCTTAGTTATAGTCACTGAGGCGTACTATGTCGTAGCCGAAGCCACTGTTCGGGTCCATCTTAATGGCTGTCTTCATTGCCAGATCAATGTCCCCGGTTGCCTCAAGTACCGCCCATGCGAAGGGCGCACCAGTACCAGTGCCATAGATCGGGGCGTAGATACGGTAGGGCCGGTAGAAGTGGTCAGCTACAAAGACCTTATTCTTAGGGGTCAGGATCACAGTTGTGAACTTATCCATATCCTCCATGCTTTCCAGTGGTATGAGCATGTGGCTTGATTCGGACTCATACCATTCTTCAAATATCTGCGCGCTGGACTCCATTCCACTAGAGGCCAGCAGATGCACACCGTCACTGAGCGTGACGGTGCGTATCTTTGGGTAGCGAGTAGCTACTTCGCAGTCATTGGACGTAGCCAGCCTATCGGCGGCTATGTATCCTTCCTTCCTATTGACTACAATCGTGGTCATATCAGAACTCCACACTAATGCCAAGTTGGACAACCTTAGCGCCGTTTGAACGGCCCAGAGCTAGCGTAAAGGCCGTCCTGCCCTCATCAGATGCTCGATAGGCGTAGCCAACCCCAATACCAGTGCGTCCCATGACGCGAGCTGTGCCTATTGTCAGGCGGCTGTTCTTATCTTGTGGTAGATGGACTTGGGCCGCTGCTGTGGCAGCAAAGTGACCTCGTATGTCGTTGTACCACTGTGACGACACCGTGCCGTCCACTCCCCTCGGTCCAGCAGGACCTCGGGGACCGGGCTGCCCGGCAGGTCCTTCCGGACCTATAGCGCCCGTCGCACCTGTAGGACCGACAGGTCCTCGAAGGCCGGACATGCCGTCGGCTCCATCCACACCATCGACTCCGTCGATGCCGTCAGCCCCGTCGAGGGCCAAAGAATCAAGGCACTCGTGGGTGACAAAGTTGGGGTGTGAGCAAGGCTCATCGTTATCTGGCCCACCGGCCATCGCACTGTTCACTAACCCCAACAGTGTCAGCATTGCAAGTATTACTTTCACCATTACTACTTTCATTTCTGTAACTCCTTTTTGCACTCGTCACTCATAATGAACCCGAACTTCGGGTCTATTTTGTACGCTTCCATCTTCTCTGTCGTGGTAATTCGGAAGGTCTCGCAGGCTGTCTGCCATTGGAACGAGAACTTCTGTTTGAACGGCTTGGTCTCACCATACCATGTGATCATTGTGACCACGTAGTGGACCTCCGGTTCCTCTTCTTCCTCGGCATATGCCGGGGCGCACTGACCTAGTACCATCGTACAGATCAGAGCTAGGGCGACTATCACCATAGCTCCGTCTATCATCTGGTTCTTCTGCCTAGTGCTCTTTCGATTGTGATCGTGTGACAACTGGATTCACCTCCATTATCATGACGCGCTGCATCTTGAACCGATCAACATAGGTGATCGTGTGTCGAGCAGTTTCAGGGTTACTGTCCATCACATCAGTGATTTGCAGTAAGAATTCGAGGGCTGTCATTTCAGCTAGCCTGAAGGTCCCAGCCCGTACTACGTTATCCGCCACTGGTGGTATCCTTCCCGCCCTTACGTCTGTCATTACCGTAGGACTTGATAGGTGGGTCAAGGTTCCCTGTCTTGCACGGGTCCGTGTCCCGGTGGAACGGCTTAGATGGGTACGAGGGCAGCCTTACTGTGCGCTCGCTGGCACACTCGGGGCAAGGCTTAGGCCACTCGTCATACTTCAGTATGTCGTCCCAATCATGTTCGCAAGCGAGACACCTAGTGCTAAACTTCGGCATCCATGTCACCATAGAACAGGTGTAGCTTCTCGTTCAGCCAGTTGGTGAACACCCGTCGCCAGATGTATGAGCGCACAACTGACACCACTGTGAACACAGATGTGATAAACACATTCGTACCCAGTGGCATGGGTATGCCCAAGAAGGCAGCCAGCGACTGCCATACTATCAGAGCGATAATGAAGCCGCTTCCTATGTTCAGGAACGCCTCAGTAGCGCTAACCTTTCGTGATTGTTTCATTGATTAACTCCTTCATTGCGTGGTATTCTATTGGTTTGTACTTGGTGGGCAGAAACTCTGCACAAGTGTTGAAGTAGGTGGCCATTGCTCCAGTGGGAGCGAACGCCCCCGGCCTTGCCGCAGCCTCGTAGACCCCAGAGGGTCCGCCTCTGTGACAGTGCCCATGTACGTTGGTGCGTCCGTACAGTTCCGATGGGTGCATTGGTATGTGCGTCAGCCATAGTCCTTTCCATGCTAGTGCTCCGTAGACTTCCTCGAACACGCTAAGGTAAGCCTCAGTGGGGAGCAAGTCGTGATTGCCCCTGATAAGTATTTTTCTACCCGCGAGTGTAGATATGGAGTCGAGACCATCTTGAGTGAAGGCTGCGTCCCCCATAACATACACAACATCCCTCTTTCTGACGGTGTCAGTCCATATGTCCATGAGATATTGCCGATGGACAGCCTCATTCGGGAACTCTTTCCTGAATACTCCGATGTGGTGGTGTCCAAAGTGCAGGTCTCCTATAAAATATACATGACTCATTGTCCTTCCTTATTCAGTGAATTGTACTGGCTCTATGTTCAGAGCCGAAAATAGCATGGCCCTCTGTTCGTCGTAGGGTACTTCAAGGTACTCGCATATATCAGGCAGGTGCTCGTTGACGTTCTCGAACTTGACATGCAGCCCGGTCAGCTTATCCATGTTGCGATGTATTTCCTCCAATAGAGGGCGTACATCATGTATGCCTACATATGACAGGCTCTCCACTACCTCGTCAATGTCCCGATGGACAATGACAATCTTGTGATTGCCTAGTTCCTTGGCCCATGCTTCGTTGAGTGGGTAGCCACTGTCCGAGTTGCCGACGTTCTTGTACCCCGGCATATCCATTGACTTGTTGAAGTGGATAGCCTCATGGTGGCAGAACGTGTCACCGTGCGTGAGGTATGCCGCGAACCACGATGTACGTGACCGGGGCATACCTGTGATTACAAACTTAGCCATATTCTTCCTCGATGTAGTCGATAGCCTTCTGCGAGAAGGCGTGTAATAGTTCTTCGGTTGTCAATGCGAGCGCGTCCACGATGTAGTCGGGGTCTTGCTCCCGCAAGGTATCCATGTGATACTCGTAGTCAAAGCTGCTCATTACTGTGACCTCACCAGTACGTTGGGGCTAGTCTTCACTGACTGGAACCTACTACGGCACGGCTCACCACATGACAGGCATGTGTACCTATCGTACGATGCCTTCTTGGTGTTGTGCTGTGTCCCCTTCTTGTGCAGCTTGGTGCTGGCACACTTGGGACACGTAGGCTTGGTTGGGTCCTTGATCCATAGGGCCACGTTGGGGTGGTCCTTGATCCAAGGTCGCATGAACTTGTACAACTTGGGCAGTAGCTTCACGTCCATCTTGTTGTACCGTTCCATGATCTTCCAATCATGCTCGTTCCCCTCCATACAGCCATACCATAGCTCGATGCCTTGGTGCTTCACCTTGCCGCCGAGACCGAAGTACCGGCACACATAGTCTAGCTTGTTGGACGGTAGCTTGAAGTTCTTCCGCACCTCACCCAGTAGGTCCACCTGTGCAAAGTGACTCGGTGGTCCCATCCCATACAGTGCGAACTCCCTGTTCAGGTGCTTGACATCGAACGCCTTGCCATTGTAATGGCACACGGCATCCGCCTCATCTAGCAGAGCGTGCATCTTCCGCACCATCTGCTCTCGTCCATCTAAGACAGACTCGAAGAGTAACTCTCGCTCCCCATGCCACTGAGCACCCCAACATAGCATGTATGTTGGTTCCTTCAGTTGGTTCAGAGGTATGTACTTGGGCCACAGGTTCCAAAACGTGCCCTCTAGGGGCGAGGTCTCGATGTCTAGGTACAACATCTTCAGTGGTAGTTTAACTCTTGGCATTAGCCTCCTCCGCATCTTTCAATGCTTTCTCACACAGTGCAACAAACGTATTCAGTTCACGCTGCATGATCTTCACGGCGCGCAGGTTAGCCTTGCGGCTCACGTAGTGGTCCTGCGCCTCCTTATTTATTTCAATGTGGGCATCCAAGACCCACTTATGTGGCTGTTTCTTTGGGTCATAATCGTCGGCAGCAACCACTTGGTCGGTGACGCAGCGCCAATCTATCTGCCTCTCTAACGCCACCTGCCATGCCACCCCAGCAAAGCATCCGCTCGCTGGACTGTTCAGGAACACTCGGTTCCTTTTGGTCCACTTCTTCATTTCAACCACTCCTGTTTGGGGTGTCCGATTGCATAATCGTACCCATTCTCCATACACCAGTCACTGTAGTATGTCTTACTGTTGCGGTGTATCTTATTGTCTCTCATGAACAGCATCACTATCTTCACGTCCGGGTGGTCCGCTTTGACGGCGACCATTTTACGACGGTCAGCCGCAGTGAACCTACCTTTAGTCTCAATGATATAGCCCGACTGAAGAAAGAAGTCGGGCGTGTACCAACCCGTCCGAACAAGGTCCGTCGAATCGCACTCTGCACACCTCGCCCTGTTTTTGCGTAGCGGCTCATCGTACTCGTAGGATGTATCTTCATACTTAAACGACACCCCCGCCTCTCCAAGTTCCTTGGCAATTCTCGCTTCGAACTTGGAGGCGTACTCAATTGGGGAGCGCACTGTGCGGGACCGGGATGAACAGGTAGCCGGGGTTGGACATCTTGAAGCTATTGAAATCGCCGCCGTGGTTCATGAACGGTCCATCAGGATTGTCGTATGTGTAGTTCACACTGGTTACCATTTGGTTTTGATCCACCGTGAAGTAGTAGTAGACAACGTCTATGTCTACGCTCATACCGGAGGTGTTATTTAGATTTACTATCATTGTCTTTGTCCTTTGATTCAGCTCTGTCCCGGTCGTCGATTAGCATCCCGTGCATGTCTGCATCAAGCATGACGGCACAACAAGCCCGGATATGATAAAGGTGCGAGTGCCCACTGTCAGGGTCAGTGTCCTCGCCGTTTGCCCATGCGGTAAAGTGACGCATGATGGCTCCCTCATATGTAGAGGCGAGAATTTTATCCAGCCTCCAATTACGCTCTCCGTACTTGACAGCCCCACTGTTATGAACAAGCGCATCCGCTTCCAGTACCTTCCAAGGTAGTTTCTCATATGGTATCTTCCCTTCCTTCATTGCTTGTATGTGCTTGGGGTTATCCTTCATTGGTTATCTCCGGTACGCTAGCCCTCGGCTCTCTATTTATCGTCGTGAAGTGGACGGGACCTTGGTTATACATAAATGTCCGCAATCCTCTGCCACTGTTAGAGTCTCGCCAGCAATGGCGCTTAAAGGCACAGTAACTACATGCCGTCGGCAATGATTCGTTGCCGGACTTGCCGTAGGGGGCCGGGGCGAAAGCTTTAGGCACAGATGATTCAGCCACCTGTTCCACAGCATCGCTGATATCACGGGCGATCCCTTCGAGTTGTGCTCCACTCTTAACAGCAGCGCTTGTATACTTGATGTGTCCGTTCTGCTTGTCAATCCAAACGAATCCTTGGTCAGTGGGTATCTGTCCATAATCTCCGAACGCACTGTAGAACCCAAGTTGTTCGAGGTATCCGAATGAATCATTCGAAGCGTCGATGCCTGTCTTGTATCGCTTGAATCCAAAGCTGCTAGTAGACTTGACATCCACCAGCACCCCGTCAATGAGCGCGTCGATCCGTCCGCGAATTGTCCAGTCGTCAACCTTGTGTTCAACTGTGAACTGTTGGTGTGAGACTTCATGCCCTGCTTCCTCTGCCATGTACAACACCGCCTCTTCCAGTATGTTACCATACAGGAACTTGAACTTGGTGTTGCCCGTTAGTTTCTCGGCGTGCTGTGGCTCATTGAACTGATACCACTGTGCCCGCCGACACTTCTTCCCAAGGTCAGAGGCCCATAGTCGCCCATGTTCTCTGGGCTTGTCCCGTTTAAGGGTAGACGATGCGAACTCTCCACCTATACGCATGGCATAGTCGGCTGCCAAGTCAGGGTTCGGCGTATGATCTTTGGAAGCATCAAGTACGTCGTAGATGTCAGCAGTCAGGGTGACTATGGACTTCGTGTCACTCATTACTCTGCCTCTTTCAGTACGGCCCTAAGCCAGCGTTGAAATACTCCGATATCCTTCTTGGTGACACACCATTCTTGGCAGTTGACAGTCAATACGATATCATTTTCATCCTCACCTACCCTTGCAGATAAGGTGAGGTCCGAATCCTCGATGTACTCATTCAGTTCAGTGATCTTGTACATTACTCGTCCCCTGCATAGGCAGCCTGTGCGTCTGCCATCTTCTGCTCACGCCACCCTGAACTGAAGTCGAACACTGAGTAGGCTACTTCGATCACCTTCTCTACGTACTCGGCCTCATTCTTCGGCGCCCCAATGACCTTAGTGTCGATCATATCTCGCACTATCCGTGACGCATGGTTCATGCTATTCTGCCGGATGATACTGATATCCTTCGTATTCTTAGGTGTAGGGAAAGCGGCTTTAAGGGCCGGTGCAGGCGTTGCAGCCACTGTCGGTGCAGCAGCAGTAGCTGCGGGAGCGGCACTACCATTCCCTTGGACGACCTGATAACCACCGTACTTCTCTTCGACATTCAGGTTCACCATTTCTCCTTCTTGGTAATCACATTTGAAACCAAGGTTCACATCATGTCCGCCTACCATTGCATGGTACACCTGACTCGTCTGACCAGCACGCGCACCACGCTTGATTTGAATCTCCTTGGTGTAGATGCTGTCAATTACTCCGCTGATTGTATTCACTGTTTACCTCCAGTGTGTGCCCGACGTAATGTCGAACTCAAGATCGAACGGCAAACTATACGCCGCTCTGAGTTGTCCGCAGACTATCGCCATGATAGCCCGTAGTTTAGCCTCGGACATGCACGTATCCACAAGGATACTGTCATGTACCGTCATTCTAATCTCCGTCTTTATCTCGTCCCACAGTGCATGATGCAGTAGCACCAGTGCCAGCATGACGATGTCGCCCCCTGCAAATCCTTGCACGGGGTAGTTCTTTGTCTCGGTGGGCTTGAAGCTGTACTTCCGGCCCGTCTTTATCTTGAGCCACTTGGGTGACTCGGACTCCACGAAGTGGAACCACCTGTTACTAATGGGCAGCTTCACCAGTGAGGCGTAGCGTTGCTCACCGTCCTTCACATCGAAGGGCAGTAGGTTAGCGACGACCTCCTTGTAGAACTTCTCTTGCCATATACCCACACCGGGGTAGCGTTTGTAGAAACTGTCGATCAGTTGCTTCACTAGCTTCTTGTCCTGCCCTGTCTGTAGGGCTAGACTAGCAGCCCCGCCGCCATAGATCAGGCCGAAGTTGACACGCTTCACTATGGTGCGCCCTTCCTTGGTCATGTCCGACTTCTTCTTCCAACCCATAACCCTACAGCCCGAGTTGTAATGCACATCCTCGCCTATCACGAGGTCACCGATCAGTGCCGGGTCCTCCGTGATGGCCGCTAATGCACACACCTCCAGTTGGGAGAAGTCAATCTCCATGAACTGACCATGCTCTGACTCGAACAACTCTCTCGCAGTTGGCGGGAGGTTCTGTCCATTCGGTTCGGCTGAACTCAAGCGTCCAGTAGCTGTACTAACGACGTGCATCTTGGGATGGATCGTCGGTAGGTACTTAGTTTTCTCCAAGAAGGGGCCAACATATGTGCCCATCAGTTTCTGTATCTTGCGATACTCCAGCACCCACTTGATGTAGTCAAAGGTGGGGTACGCTGCTTGCACCTGCTTCAGCTTGTCGGCAGGCATTGGGAAACCAAGGTTGGTCGGTGTCTTACCCGGCCAGAATTTTATGAAGTCCGGTGCTCGTAGTAAGGGATTGAAACCCTTCTTCCATTCGAGTGTCCTCTTGTCACATACGATACCTGACACTGGTTTGCCAGTGAGTAGGTAGCTGATGGTCCGGGGTGCGTTGAACTTCACCTCACCTGTCAGCACGGGGTCGCCGTTGCTCCACCGTAGGCCGGTAGCTATGAACAGTTCCATTTCCTTAGCCAGCATAGCCTCGTCCGTTACTAGTGTGGTCATAAGGGCAGATGCTTTCTTCTTGTCGAGACCTAGCCCGAGTAGCTCCATGTGTGCCAACGGTAACACAAGGGCACTGTCTAGGTGCTTGTCCACCGTGTCTTGGTACATATTGATTTGCCTAGTAACCTGCACATCTTCTATCAGGTACGGAACAAGGTCGCTCTCTGGTATGTCCTCCATCTTAACGCCGCTCTTGAGCAGCGCCCCGAGGTCTAGTGTCTTAGTAAACGGGATGCCGTGGTGCTTAGCCAAGTCCTCAAGGCTCATGAACTTGTCCTTGTGTCCGGTGTATCGGTAGTGCCGGTGCATGGTGCAGCAATAGTCGAACTTATGCCACGGGAAATCTGGTCGAGCCTTCATCATGTACTTCAAGTCGAACTTGAGGTTGTGTCCAATGATACGGACCTGCCAACCCTCTTGGTAGGCAGCCCAGATATCATTCATCAAGTCGTCTGGTTTGTCAGACGTACTGACCGGGTTGCTACCTGACATCCAGCCCCAGTACAACACTCGATTGTCAGGCCACTGTGCCTCGGGGCTATCCTTCGGACCATTGGCGGTGGTCTCTAGGTCAACAACGATATCAATTCTTGACACGACTGTTCCCCTTGTAGTTGAGGGACGAATACCGTCCCGTTCCCATATCAAATTCTACCTCTGACTTGATGTGCTTGACACTGAGGTCAGTGCATGTAGCCGGGGGTATCTTATTCTTCGCCACGTTAATGAACCGTGCGGTGTCGGGCAGGTCATGGTCCTTGCCGATCATAACCAGCGCGTCGGCCTCACCTTGCAGCGCAGTCTTAGATTTGTAGATGCGATCTTGGGGGATGTACCGTACCCCTTCGGCGGAAGGATCAGCTTGAACGATTGCCAATACAGGTCCGTGCTGCTGTGAGATACGACGGCACTCTTCACCCAACGCTTGCAGTTTGTCGTGGTCCTCTTTCGCCTTAGTCCCTCCAACCTTAAGTAGCACGTTGATTCCAATGAGTCCATAGTCCTTCCTATCCAGTTGACAGTTGATGCTGTGCATCGTCATGACGGTGTCGTGTACTAGGTCCCACGATCTACCATCCAACCACTGTTCATATTTTTGCTGGTAAAATTTGTCAGCGTTCATCATGGTGCGGTAGTCTATACCTAATGCGCTGGATACCATGCGAGTGTACACCTTAGCCGGTGCTTCCTCATTGTTGAAGATGATTGCGTTAGTGGGCTGTTGCTCCAGCATGTGGGACAGCTCGCTCACTAGGAACGATGTGCCCCCAACCTCTGGTCGCTTGGCTATGATGACGAAGTCACCCTTGCGGAGCGGTCCAATACTTTTGTTAAGGTCTTCGAGGCGCCAGAAGAATCCTTTGTTCGATCTATGATCCGCACCGATAGTGTCGAGGGTGAGACTCTGCAAAGCTTGTGGCCTAGTATCTTCAGACCCGGTAGTGTTAGCCCGTGCCATCTGTTTATGAAACTCATCAAGATTGATACTCCCACCACGTAGGTCCGCATGGAGTCCTCCGATGATTTCAACCTGTCGAGTGTGGTCCAACTGGGCAAGGAAAACTGGTCTATCTGGAGTCTCTCTCTCTTGTACGTTACTGATAATCTTACCGTAGATTTCATGTTCCTCTGCCTTCCAACCGGGGTGTCCAGTGACCCGGAACCATAGGGTGAAGTCGTCGTCGATTGTATCCACCTTGGGGAACTCTTCGTAGTACCTACCGAAGTCTTCGATTAACCGCCACGATTCCTTGGTGCATAAGTTCTTAGTGATGGTGTCCTTGTACGTGTTGTAACTCTCTCGCTCGCTCATGAGCTTGAGGATATCAAGATCAATGCTATCCATTCCAATTCCTGCTGACTACTTCAATAATTTCTTTGGGGTCCAATGCCTTCGGGTCACGGTCACCATCTTCTACGTTGATGAGTGCTCCACTGAGCATACGCCATACCTTGGCTATCTTGTGCGCTTGATTAACTACATGCACACTGTCGTTGTCCAACCATACTATGCCTAGCTTGAAGTCAGTGACCCTGTGTAGTACCTCGGGTGTGACCTTCGTTCCGTAGTTCACCAACACCGGGCCATTATAGCCGCTGAGTTCCAGTGCATTTGATAGTGCTAGGCCACTGGCTAGGTCCTCGACGAGTATCGCCATTGAAACGTCGGTACTGTCGGGAGGTTTAGGATCAATCACAGTGCTCGGCTGCCGGGTCTTGTCCTTAATAGCAGTCAGGTACTTAGCCCCCCTATCTGTGAGTCTGCGTAACTGGTAGCCTATTAGCTCGGGCTTGCCTACGTCTGGACTCATGCCGTGAGGTATGCGGTTCCACATTGGCAGGTAGATACGATGGGTTGCCGGGTCGTATGCTATGCACACACTCTCGCAATCCTGCGGTGTGACCCGCTTCTGTATCCGCCATGCAGTAGCCTCGACCGGCCAATCTTCAACGTCCTCAACGAGATTGGGTGGTGGTGCGAAGTCGTCGCCACTGAGCTGGATGGTACTGACTGCATCGTCGTCGAACTGTCGGTATGCCGAAGGCGCATCACTACGCCACACGCCCTTGTCTTGGCAGTTGTGACAGTAGCCTAGTACAATCTCGGGAGAACCAGCGGGCCGGGTGATATACAACCTGCGTCGCATATCCTGACCCGCTGGACATTCCGTATGATTGACCCTGACTGTCTCGCCTCGGCCTAGGTTAGCTACCTCGGTTCCGAAGTCATCTAGGTTAATCATTACTCACCACTTTTCAGTTCGCTCGGTTCCACTGGACCGCCCTCGTTTTCCATTGCGTCCTTACCCTCATTAGACAAGTCTGAGTCAGGTAAGTTCCCCTCGATTTCCTTCATGATATCAGTGATTTGGGCCTCTATCTCACCACTGTTCATGATCTCCATGATGGTCAGCTCATTGCGATGCCGTGCTGCGGCGGAACAAGCCCCACGGTATAGTGTGTACCAACCGAGAGCAATGAAACCATTGAAGACTGCTATCTGTAGCAGGTAGGCCGGGGCAAAGAACGGCATCAGCATTGCAGCAACAATAAATGCCATGATAACCGTGCCTCGTACACCTGCGGTGGCAGGTACTGCCATTGGTGCTCGGACAGCAGCTATACCTGTGGTCTTACCATCTACCACCTTGTGGTCAATGATTTTTACGTCGTCTTTGTTGAGCATTTTTCACGCCTCCTTTAATGATCTCGAACAGTGTCCGATTGATCTGGCTCTCGTTATTGAGAACCTTACAGTTTTCATAATAGGTTTCAACTGCGTCGGATTGGATACCGACACCGTACAATTCAACCTCGCCCTCTTTCTGTATGTGGGTGGTCACATGGATTAGGTTGGCGTCTGAGTTGCCGCCCATCCATGACCCTGCGGGACACCCGTCACTGAGTACGATCAGTATCTTGCGGTCCTCTTTGCGCCGCTTGCACTGGTTGTACGCCCACATTACAGCGTCGGCATCATTGTTGCCCGAGCTGTACGGATAGAACCGGGAGAACCCGGTAGCTATATCGGTAGGTGACACGCTCCGATCATCGAACTTCTTGATGAGTCCAATGTCACACCGGGACCGCCCATTGGTGAAGGCCGCCAGTTGTACTGGCATCCGTAGTATGCGGTCGAACACATGGACCAGTCGGCCACTAGCGTCGGCTGCATGTACCATCTTCATCCCGTTCATTGAACCGGACCAGTCGGTGAGTACCATGATGCAGGTGGACCTCGCATCGGCCAATCGCATCTCGTAAAATATCTTCTTGTTCCACTCGCCACCATCAATGGGTGGTAGTGCCAGCCGCACGATCCCACGCTTGTCAAGCCGACCATGAAACTTCTCGCTATCGAATTGGACACGGGCTTGTGCTTGTATGTAGCGTCTGATTTGGTTGGCAAATGATCGGCTCGACGCATTGTCAGGCATGAAACTG